ATTCGCCCTTGTGATTCTGAAACCAAAAAGTTCAGCCATACTATAGTTCTCCTAGTTTTACCCAACTATTTAGTCGGATTATAAAACTAGATTATACGTCACTCGCATCAAATGACGTATAACGCCATGTGATATCAAAGGTTTCAATTTCACTTACAGTATCCATATTCAACTCAATAGCACCAATGGCGGTTGGCCAACAGTTCTTCAACACATAAGTTTTAATGACTTGATTATCTCTGTTTAACTGGTTTACAGTCAAATCAGCAGTATAATCTCTAACATTAGAGAGTCCTCTAGAGTTAGATAGATCATTAATTCTATTCATCCATGTTTCAATTCCATTACGGATCATAAAGTCTGTGTCGTTAAATACAGTTGTTGCCCAAGTCTCAAAGGTTCTATCGCCAGCAATAAACAGTTGGCGTCCTCTAAAGTTGATTGGAATTTCTGTAATTGTTTGTCCTGGCAAGGATGCAGTCCTTACCAAGAATGATGTTGTGCTACTATCAAGTCCTGTTCCAATAATACCAGCCACTGATGGGATGATTACTTGGAACTGGTTAGCACGAGCGCCACCACCTTGTAGTCTTGCTGCAAAATCGTCTATACTAGCCATGATTAACCTCCTACCTCACTAAATTCAACACCAGTTCTTACGGCGATGAAGTTTAGTGTAATAAAGTTGATGGAACGAGCAGGTTTGATGAAGATGTCACCAATAAACTCGTTACGGTCAATCACTTCACCAGTGTTGTTACTTTCGTCACAAACAACTGAGAAGTCAGTGATACCTCTACGACCTTGAACATCACGCAAGAATGGTTCTACCAAGTTCTTAAATTGTGCTCTTGTGAATGCATCGTTAAATTCAAACAACTGGAATTTAGCAGCAGTCGCAATTGCCTTCTCAAGAACGAGGAACAATCTACGCACGTTAATTCTGTCAAATGCAGACGGACGAGTAAGAGCAGTCTTGTCACCAAACAAGAATGTTCCCTGTCCTGGCTGTGAGATAACAGGATTAATACGAGCAGGATATAGAATATCTCTTTGCGATTTGTTAGGGTTGAATGCAAGTTTTACTGCACCACGAATCTGTCCTCTGTTGTAACCAGCAGGCGAGAACCATGCATCTGCAACATTGTCAGTATTCGCACAAAGTCCAGCAATGTCACCGTTAAGTGGAACAAAACGATAAACATCTGAATACTTGTCATACATATATTTGTAACCAGAGTCAAACACTGCGTAAGACGAACTTGACAACTGGTCAAAGAACCCTTTAACATTAGTTGTCTGAGTGATTGCACTAGTAACAGATACAACATCTGATCTACGAGGAGAGATGAAACCTACGCAATCTTTACGAGCCTCACAGAGGTCGATAATCATAGTTGCGTGTGTAACACCATCTGTTCCAGTAGGACAAGAACCTGCCATCACTAGGTTGATGTCGATTGTGTCTGGATCTGCAAAGAAGTTGTATGCAATATCCAATTCACCAATTGTTGGTACGTCATCAGTTCCACCAGAAAGTGTATCTGTGATAACACCGTCATTACCAGCAACATTGGTGTATGCATTACCACCAGCAATGTCTGTTCCAGCATCTGTTAGTGAAGCAGCGTGATCCATCCAACGAACATATTCTGAACCATTGTTCACAACATTCGCATAGAAAGCAGTTCCACCTTGTGGTGTCTTTGCAGAAGCGGCTTGTGATACAAATGGGAATGTCTCTAAAACAGAGTTTCCTCTTTGTCCAGCAACGTCTGCATCAAAACCAGTGATACCACCAGTGTGATCAAATACAACAACGTGCATTTCATCATTTGTGATGTTCTTACCAGTTGCGTAAACTGATGTGCCTGGGGCAGCATCAAAGAAGTCATAGAACTTCCAACGTCTACGAATTGCTTCACCACCTGCCATTGCAGTCTTTAGACCACCACCGTTAGGGTTGTCTAGTTGACGAATGGTTAGGTTATTGACTGCAATTGCAGTAACTTCATACTG